TGTTTAACACATTTACATTCCTCAAAGGAGGAAGGAGGTTAATTAATGGCTGACAACCAAGAAAAGACTTATTATGGTCAAACAGGTGATTATGATGTTCACCAAGATGAGAGTGGTAAGTGGGTTGCGGTTAAGACTACACCGGATGTCACACCATATTACGGGTTAGTTGGGGATGATCAGTCCGTAACAGACAAGATTGTTAATGCTGTTAAAGATACTGTTCAGGAGACGGCATCAAAGACAGAAACAGTCTATAATACTGTAGAGGAAACAGTTTCGAAAGTGTCTGAATCACTTGGTAATTACTTGTCTAATTATTCTACTCCTTGGGGCAGATTATTTAGTGGTGTTTCAGCTGATACAATTAGCAAATCATTGAAAGCGCTTGCAATTTCGTCCCAACCTTCAACCCAGGCATTATCAGGATTAACTTCTTTATTACGTATATTACAAGGAAGTTATGGAGGAGAAGTTAAAACCAAGGCTTCAGTTTATGATTTATTCCAAAGTATTAATTCTCAAACTGGAAAAGTTTTAGTTGATGCTCTCTCTGATATACCCGGGGCTAATGTGCAGTTATTGCAATCATTGGTTACTGGTAAATCGCCAAGTCTTAGCAACATATTACCTGGTGCTTCAGCTTTGAGTAAGGTATCACCTTATTACGCTGAAGGATATACAAAATTAGATCAAGTAACTAATGGTAAAATATCTGATGCATATATGTTGGCATTAGCAGGTACTGGATCTGGAGCTGCTACTTCATTATTAACTAAAGTTGCTCCTGTGGCTGCTAAAGTGGCTACAAATCCTACTGTTCAAAGAGTACTAATGACTGCTTTAGGATTAACAGGATGGCAACAGATTTCAAAATCTATACAAAATCAGGATCAGGTGGGAACCACTGTTGTGGTTAATAATAATAATGAAGGAGGAAATGGTGAAACAGAAACTAAAGAAACTGATGAAGATGGTAGCCAAGGGGATAATCAATCTACTTCTGAACAAGACAACTCAGAACCTTCTCCGGACACTTCTGAAACGACTGACTTAGGGGAAGAGCCCACTTATACCCAATCACAAGTTGACTCTTTGTTAACGCGGCTTGCAAGTTTAAGTACTATTGTTCGGAATGTGTCTCAAACTGTAAATAATATCACAGAAGAGAGTGAGTCTGGGCGTCAAATGTTTGGCGGTGGATCCTCCCGGCCCTTATCGAAATCAAGTGGTTTGCCCACAAAGAAGAGCAAGAAGAAGAAAACAACACGTTCTGAGTCAGTTAAATTGAGTAGGAAAGCTATTCAAACTGACTTAGATAAAGGAGCGTGAATGACACTTACAATTATGGATCTCCACTCAGCCATCGAATCTTTCGACCTAGATCAAGGGGCACGAAAGAGAGTCGAGTTTTCATTGGAGAGATCAAGACGTGGGTACCCTGGAGATCTTCGAACTCCTTTCGCTGGTAAGGATCGTGATCGTAAAACAATCATTGATGAGTTTGAAGAATATATAGGATACACCGACTTTCCTGAGCTAACAGCGATCGATGAGGAACAGAAATCCAAAATCGGTCCCTACTCTATTATGCTTCCATGGGATGAGCGCAAATACTCAGTGGATGAGTATGGTGAACAGATCTGGAATGCTGATGAGTCTGCATTTGATCGTGCAGTTATGCGAGTAGCATCACTGTTTCCTTCAGGCTCTCTTAGACCTATGGGTTTAGATGCTGCATGTGAAGCCATGCCAACTGGAACATTGTTAGGCTTACCAGCTTTCACAAGCGATGAGTCTTACATTGATCAGTATCTACAACGAGCTAAGGCCGCTAATTCAGCACACGATATTTATCCCGCAGTTGCAGGTTGGAGGGGGCAACCTAAAGGATTAAACGAGATACCAAAGCAGAGGTTAGTGTGGATGATGGATCATGCATCTACAATTTTAGATCTGTCCATCCTCTACCCAGTGTTAAATCCTCTTCGTTTGAAACCAGGGTTTAGTGCATGGTCATCAATGGATGATGTGGACGAAGCTGTCACATCTTTGATTACCAAAGCTGAATCTATGGGAGTAAGTATTGTAAGTGCTGATTATAAGAGCTTCGATTCCAGTGCACATAGAAATTTAATTGCGTCAGCTTTTGATATTCTACGTTACTGGTTCATAAATTCAGCGGAGCCTCGCATCAACCTCTGTGAAGAGGTGTTCATCAATTGCGATCTACTTACACCTAGTGGATTGTATACTGGTAGAACAGGAGGTGTTCCTAGTGGTTCAGGTTTAACCAATCTTATTGATACACTGATCAATATTATTGCAGGCTATTACACTGCTTATCGCTTAGGCGTTGAGCTTGTAGCATTTGAAGTATTGGGAGATGATTCAGTGTTTGTATTTAGCCAAGACTTGGATATGAAAACACTAGAGAATACAATGATGGAGCTCGGACTTAATTGTAATCCAGAAAAGCAATTCTTATCAAAGCATAGTGTATTAT